GCGTTACGCCTTGGCGCTTCGATCATGCGCGTAATGCCTCTCTTGCTCTTATTCCTCGCGATATGGACGTCTGCATTTGTCTTGACGCGGATGAGGTTATGGAACCCGGCTGGCGGGAGGAAATAGAACGCGTTTGGACGCCTGAGACGACGCACTTACGCTATAAGTTTGATTGGAGCTTGGGGATCGTTTTCTACTCAGAAAAGATCCACGCCCGTCACGGCTATTACTGGCACCATCCCTGCCATGAGCACATAAGGGCTGATCTGAGGATTAACGAAGTGTGGGCGCACACTGACTTTTTGCTCATAACGCATCATCCTGACCCCACAAAAAGCAGGGGTCATTATATGGAAACGCTGGAGCTATCGGTCAAAGAAGATCCACACTGCCCACGAAACGCCTTCTATTATGCGCGTGAGCTCTATTTCTATAACCGCTATGAAGAGGCGATTGAGGCGCTCAACCGCTATCTGAAAATGCCAGAAGCGACTTGGGTCAACGATCGCTGCTACGCCATGCGCGTCTTGGGCCAATGCTATGCGGCGCTTGGAGATCAAGCGACGGCTGAAGGCTGGTATCACAAGGCGGCTGCTGAAGCGCCACACACGCGCGAGCCTTGGGTGGCGCTGACTAAATTATATTATGAACAGAACAAATGGGCGGAAAGTTATGGGACTGCGATGCGCGCCCTATCTATCAAAAATAAAGAATTAGTTTATACTACTGACCCATCTTCTTGGGGAGCCCTCCCGCACGATCACGCCGCAATTGCCGCGTATCGTCTTGGGCTGAAGGAAGCGGCGATAGAACAGGGCAGGCTCGCCTGTGAGCTTGATCCAGACGACAAGCGACTACAGGAGAATCTCCTGTGGTATACGGGCGAGAAAGAATAATGGACTTTCAAAATATCCTTAACCTTGGCGTTGGCGCGGCAATAGCTGTTTTTGGATGGTTTGCCAGAGAGTTATGGGTAGCAGTCAAAGAGCTTAAAGAAGACATTCATAAGATTGAGGTTGAGCTTCCAAGCCATTATTTGCGCAAGGATGAGTTTGCCGAAGCTATGAAAGAAGTAAAAGAAATGCTTGGTAAAATATTCGATAAGTTAGACGATAAGGCCGACAAATGAAGGAAAATTATCCGCAAGCTCTTAAACAAGTTTTAAAGTATGAGGGCGGCTATGTCGACCATCCGAAAGATCCGGGCGGCCCTACTAACAAAGGAATTACGCAAGCGGTCTATGACGCTTGGCAAAAGAAAAATGGTCTCCCAACCCAAAGCGTTCGCAACATCAGCGATGCAGCTGTGGCGGCAATTTATAAACAGCAATACTGGGATGCTATTTCTGGAGATGATTTGCCCTCTGGCGTTGATTTTGCTGTGTTCGATTTTGCAGTGAATAGCGGCGTATCAAGAGCGGCCAAATATCTGCAAGCAGTAGTTGGCGTCACGCAAGATGGCCAGATTGGGCCTCAGACGATACAGGCCACCAAGACTTTCGTCGCAATGGCCGTGACCAATAAGCGCCTTGCATTCATGCAAAGCCTGTCGATTTGGTCAACATTCGGCAAGGGCTGGTCCGCAAGAATAGCTGATGTAAAGAATCAAATTTTGGCTTTGACTAAGTAGGAGAGACTAATGAGCGGTATTTTTAGAAATCTTCTTACGACTATCCCTGGCATTTTTGCACTGATCACGGTCGGCATTCAAGCCTGGCAAACTAAAACGATTGATTGGCCAACTCTTCAGAATGCGCTGATCGGCGTTGGTCTTGTTTTCGCCAAAGACTTTAACGTAGTCGGTAAATGATCTACGCCATCCTGACAATTATTGGCAGCCTATTTGCGGCTGCCGGTAAGATGTTTGATTGGCTTTATGCCAAGAACCTTGTTGATGCGGGTAAAACGCAGCAACAGGTGGCAGACCTAAAGGCACAGATAGATGCGGCACATAAAGCCCTTGAAGCCCGTCTGGCTGTTGAGCGCGAGCGCCAGCTTAATCCTGGCGGGGTGCATGACGACGATGGATTCAAACGCCCCGATTAATCAGCAAGCTACCTTTTGTGCGACAGCTAAACCCATTTACTGGAGCGATAAGGACAGCGACGGGACGATCTGGGAAGCCAAAGAGCATAACCGGGTCGGAAAAGAGCTTTGCGGCTGGGGCAAGAAGTAGCCATTAGGGCGCTTATTATGGTAAACTCGCCCTAACTAGCGGGGTTTTAGATGACTACGGGTCTGAGTTACGCCGGGACAGTTGCTGGCACAACAAGCTATATAACTCAAATTGCGACTATGGCCGTTGTTGAGGAGTCGGATACTGCCTTTTTGGCGATTCTCCCTCAAATGATTACCTACGCTGAAAACCGCATTTATCGTGACGTTGATTTCCTTTTTACCTCAATATCCAACTCAAACTATACTGTCCCGGTTAATACGCGAACAATAACAGTCCCCAGCGGGACTTTTGTCGTTCCAGAGCAAATTAACCTTCTAACGCCAGCGGGCTCGACAGACCCAGAAACGAGCACCAGAGTCCCGCTTTTACCGACAACAAAAGAGTTTCTAGACGCCGTTTATGGCGCCTCGCAGTTGATTGGGCAGCCTAAATATTTCTGCCCTTTTGATGATTATACTTTCCTTGTTGGCCCTTACGCCAACGCGACATACACAGTAGAGATTGTTGGCACTTATCGGCCGCCAAGCTTATCTTCTACTAATACAACTACGTTTATCAGCCTTTACTTGCCTGATCTCTTTATCATGGCAAGCATGATCTATATTGCAGCTTATCAGCGTAATTTCTCCAGCGCGCTTGGCAATGATCCTCAAATGCCGATTACTTATGAGACACAATATCAGGCTCTCTTGAAGAGCGCGATGTCCGAAGAAAATCGCAAGAAGTTCGAGGGCGCCGCGTGGAGTTCACAGTCTATCTCCACCACTGCAACGCCTACGAGAGGCTAATAAATGCCTCACGCTACACTCAAATTACAGCCTGGCGTCGATCAAAACAGGACGCTTACTCTTAACGAGGCGGCAATATCAGAGACGCAGCTTGTTAGGTTTGTTCCTGACAGACAGGGCCTTGGCCTCGTTCAGAAGCTTGGCGGCTGGACAAGATATTTCCCGTCAAATGTTGGCTCACGCGTTCGCTGCTTATGGGCGTGGCAAGATACAAACGCCAATCAATATCTTGGTCTTGGAAGCGAAAATAGAGTTGTTGCGACAACTGGAGCCACTGGCGACGGAACAACTGCAACGCTGACATTTGATGGAACCGCCGCTTTCTCCGCTGGCGAAACGATTTATGTTTCTGGCGTTACGCCAACTGTTTATAACGGCACTTTTACAGTTACATCCGCAACCGCAACGACAGTTAGCTATGCCAGCACTGCAACCGGCGCGCAGGAAATTGCTGGAACGATTGCTGCCGGCGATGCTCTTTCTGTCATTTCTGATGGCGCTCGTGAAATCATTACGCCAAGAACGACTGAGTTTAATACAACGCCTATCTTTGATACAACCCTTGGAAGCAATCAGGTAAGAGTTACGATAAGCAATTCTTATGTAGATAGCTATGATAGCGCGTATATTAAAACGCAAGTTTCTGTTGGCGGGTTAGTTTTCTTTGGACTTTATCCAACAACATATATTGATGGATTAGATTATTTTTATATTTATGCCGTTGATTCTTTGGGACAGCCTGTTCTTGCAACATCTACTGTTACTAGCGGCGGCTCTGTTCCTTCTTTTGAATTTTTTGATACTCAGGCTTATTCCGATGTCACTTTGGCAAATCACGGATATGCTGTTGGAGATACATTCCCAGTTTTAGTTCCGTTACGCGCCGGTTCTATCACCATATACGGCAACTATATTGTATCTGAAGTAGAGTCATCTAGCGTCTTCAGAATCCCTCTTGGCACATCTGCGACAACAGCTAATGTCTCTAGCGCATCTTGGAGCGGTGGAACGGCAAGTGTTATTTATGAGGGAAATTATAATTTCAATGTAGGCGATTACGTCGTTGTCGATGCTATAAATCCAGTTGGCTACAATACGGTATCAACAGGCGTTGCCGTAACATCTGCCGGTAATCCAGTTAATATTACTGCCGCGTCATGGGCGGCTGGCACGGCGACTTTAACATATACTGGCGATCGCGCCTTCACAGTTGGCGAAACGATAATAGTAGTCGGCATAAATCCTGTTGCTTATGACGGGACATATACTGTAACGGCTGAAACGGCATCAACTGTATCATTTGCGATTGCGTCAAATCCTGGGGCATATGTTGAAGGCGGTCAGATTAGGGGCCGTGTTTCTTATGCAGTTGCATCTAATCCAGGCGCATATGTTTCTGGCGGAACGGTCTTTAACTATATTGCGCAGCTGAATGGCGGATTAGCTCAAATCGTCATTTACAATACGCCGGGGCCGTTGCCAGAAGGCACAGGATACGGCGTTGGCGGTTATGGCGAAGGCGGGTATGGTTCTGGCGTTGAGCCGCCATTTGGCTTTCAAGGCAACCCTATAACAACCACAGATTGGTCGCTTGATAACTGGGGCGAGATATTTGTTTCTTGCCCAGTAAATGATGGAATTTATACATGGCAGCCTGTAACGGGCGCAACGCGCGCATCTATTATTCCAGAGGCGCCGCCAGTAAATGACGGCATGTTCGTCGCCATGCCTCAGAGGCAAATCATTGCATGGGGCTCAACATTTACCGGCATTCAAGATCAACTACTGATCCGCTGGTGCGATGTTAATGATTATAATTCTTGGACAGCGCAAATAACGAATCAAGCTGGCTCTTATCGTCTGCCAAAGGGGTCAAGAATTGTCGGATGCATACAAGGCCCGCAACAAGGTCTTGTATGGACTGATCTTGGCGTATGGGCGATGCAATATGTTGGCCCTCCTTATGTTTATCAGTTCAACGAGATTGGTAATGGTTGCGGCATGATTGCCAGAAAAGCTGCCGCATCAATGAACGGTATTGTTTATTGGATGGGGCAGTCTCAATTCTTCCGTCTTGGCGGCTCCGGCGTTGAGACAATACGATGCCCAATATGGGACGTTATTTTCCAAGATTTGGACACTGATAACTTAGATCGAATTCGCGTTGCGCCAAATTCTCGCTTTAATGAGATCTCTTGGTATTACCCAACCCAGAGCAATGGCGGCGAGGTCAATGCTTACGTTAAATATAATATTGGCCTTGATCAGTGGGATTTTGGAACGCTATCAAGAACAGCGTGGATTAATCAGTCTGTTCTTGGGCCGCCTATTGGAGCAGGAACAACTGTTCCTGCCGACGAAGAGAATTTAATCTTTCAGCATGAGACATCAACAAATGCTGATGGAGAGCCGATGATCTCCAGTTTCCAAACTGGCTACTTCGCCATGACAGATGGCGAATATAAAGTTTTTGTTGACCAAGTCTGGCCAGACATGAAATGGGGATATTACGGCGGATTACAGGACGCCGATCTCAATCTGACATTTTATGTTGCAGATTATCCTGGGGAAACAGCGACAGTCTTTGGCCCATATGCTCTAAACAGCACTACAAAATTCGTAACGCCGAGATTTCGTGGTCGCTTAATGTCGATCAAGATGGAAAGCTCAGACGCTGGATCTTTCTGGCGTATTGGCGGCACAAGATATCGCATTCAACAGGATGGTAAATTCTAATGGCTACCTTAGACGATATCCTGACAACGCAGAAAAATGGCGTTGTTGCGCTCAATAATATATCGCAAGAGTTAAAGCTAATTGAAAATAGATACATCCTCGTAACTGGCGAATTAAGATCAACAACTGTTACGTCAAGAACAGAAATTGCCGTTGGTTCTGGTCGCCTTGTATCTGTGAATATTATTGTCGCTGGCTCTGCTGCTGGATTTATTTATGATTCTAGAATACCTATCATTACAACGGCGACAAATGATGGAACAACATCCACAGTTACATATGTTGGCGCATATGACGTTTCAGTTGGCGATACTGTAATTATTACTGGCAATAGCGTAAGCGCATATAATTCAACATTTACTGTTTCCGCAATTGGCACAGGCGCTATACCAAATTCTTATACGATTCAATTTGCTTTGACCCCTGATCCAGGCGACGGCGTTGGAGGCTTATTATTTGATCAAAAAGCCGCAAATAGAATTGTTTCTATTCCTACATCTATTTCAGTCGTTCAAGTTGGAGCTCCATTTACAACTGGATTGGTTGTAGAACCTGGAACAGGACAATCTCTTAATGTCGTTTACTCATTAGACTGAGGATAAGATGCCGCTCAAAGAAGGCAAAAGCCAAAAAACAATTTCTGCAAATATTGCAGAGATGATCCGCTCTGGCCATAAGCAGGATCAAGCTATTGCTGCGGCATTAAGCACTGCGCGCAAATCCCGTGCTGAAGGCGGGGAGATGCAATCAGACCTTCCAGACGCTCCAGACAAGGATAAGATCCATGTTGGTCCTATACATAGCACTGTCGCTGGCCGCACTGATCACTTGCCAATTAACGTTCCTTCGGGTGCTTACGTTATACCAGCCGATATCATATCAGGCATGGGCGAAGGAAACACGATGAATGGCTTTAAGAACGCCAACCGCATGTGGGGTGAGCAACGCCTTTATGGCGATGAGATACCAACCCCAATTGTTGCGGCTGGCGGCGAATATGTCATTGACCCGCATAGCGTAGAAGAAGTTGGCGGGGGAGACGTAGACGTAGGTCATGCTGAACTGGATAAGTTTGTAAAGCAGTTTCGGGCAGACTTGATCAAAACATTGAAAGAGTTGCCTGGACCAAAACGCGATTAAAGGGGTCGCTATGCCAAGAAAAGAGATTGAGGACGTAAAAGTCAGGGTTGGAACGCCAGAAGATATAGAAGGCGTTATGAATCTGGCGATGATGGTTTGCAGAGAAAACGGGGTGTTTGAGCCAAATGTCGATAAGATATTTGCCGATATCTGGCCTTCTCTGCATCAGGATTTTGGCCTCATTGGCGTTATTGGCGCCCCAGGTGAGCCATTAGAGGGTTTCGTTTTGCTCCGCGTGGGAACCATGTGGTATAGTGATGCTGGGATAATCGAAGAAAAAACAGTTTTTGTGCATCCAGATTTAAGAGGCGCAGCTGGCGGCAGAGCGCGTAAGCTCTGTGAGTTCAGCAAAAAGGTTTCTGATGAACTTAACTTGCCGCTTATTATTGGCGTTTTGTCTAATAATCGGACGCGAAGTAAAGTAAGAATGTATGAACGGGTATTTGGCGAGCCGGCTGGAGCCTTTTTCTTATATGGGGCAAAAACCGGAAACTGGGTGCAGCAAGCTGCCGAATAGTTTGGAGAATGTGAATGTGCGGTAAGGGCTCTTCTGGCGGCGGCGGGTTTGGTAGCCTAGCTCCAATTCAGCAATCAACTACCCAAGCCTCTCCGCAGGCTATTCAAGCCTACACCAAGGCTTTAGGTCTTGCTGATGTTGCCGCTGCGCAGCCCTTCCAGAAATATAGCACAGATCCAAATGCTTTCGTTGCGCCTCTGACAGGAACGCAGCAACAAGCTATTGGCGGTCTTTATGGCGCCCAAGGCGCTTATCAGCCTTATTATCAAGCCGCAGGCGCTTTGACGGGCGCAGCTGGGACGACATCAACGCCACAAGTTGTCGGCCAATATATGAACCCGTTCATGCAGCAAGTTGTGAATCCTGTTCAACAGGCGCTTCAACAGCAACAAGGCCAGCAACTTGCCCAGCAACAGGCTGAAGCTATCAAGGGCGGCGCCTTCGGCGGCGAGCGCGCTGGATTGCAGCGTCAAGTTCTACGCGGCCAACAGCAACTGGGCATGGGCCAAGCTCTTAGCCCTCTTTACCAGACAGGTTATGGACAGGCGCTGCAAGCGGCGCAGGGCGATCTTTCGCGTCAATTACAGGCTGGGCAGGCTCTTGGGGCGCTTGGCACAGGCGCTCAGACGGCGGCTCTTCAAGCTCCGCAGGCCCTTCTTGGCGCTGGGACATTAGAGCAGCAAACGCAGCAAGCCGGTTTGTCGGCGCTCTATAATCAGTTCCTGCAAGAGCGCGCTTATCCTTATCAGCAAGCTCAATTCTATTCCAATATCGCCGGCGGTCTTGGGCCGCTTCTTGGCCAGCAAACATTTCAATCACAAGCTCAAAATCCTTTTGGCATGTTCCTGTCAGAGCCGGGCGCCAAAATGGGCGTCGATGGCCGGCCAGAAGCGGCTATGGGAGGCGAGCAAGATCGATCGCAGCCTGACGTTGTCGGCAAGACTTTTGATGATCAAAATATCTATGCCTATCGCTATAAGGATGGCAGCCCAGCGCAGCTTGGCCTTATGGCTGATGAGGTGCAGAGAGCGCATCCAGAAGCTGTTGGCTATGCGCCTACAGGCGATCGCATGGTTGACTATGCGGCTGCCACTGATGCGGCTGCGCGTATGGGCGGCGCTGTAAAAGATACAGGCGACTATGCCCGTGGCGGTTACGCCATCGGCGGCCATCTTTCTTATATTGATCCATCAGACCCTTCAGCTGCCGATCGTCGCCGCATGGAGGCGCTTATCGCCAGCCATAAGGGCGGCTTATCTGGCGCAGCTTCTGAATATGGCCCAAGCGGTCAATCCTATGTGACCCAGAAGACATATGTCCCAGAGGGCAAGGTTCGCGCTGGGCAGCAATTAGAGCATGCTAGATTTTCTGCGCCTCAACAGCAAGGCGGCCTTGGCAGCGCATTGGCTACTGGCGAAAAGTTGGGCAGCCTTCTGAGCAAGGGCTATGAAGCTTATAATAAATATAAATCATCTGGCTCGACTGACGGCGAACATGCAAGAGCCGCTGGCGGTATTGTCCCTACTTCTTACATACCAGAAGAAATTACTGGTGAGGTTAGAGCATCTCAACCGCTTAGACCGGCAGAATTTGCCGAAAGGGGGCAGGATAAAGAAGGCGGCCTTAGTAAATTAATGGGCGTTGGTGAGAAGGCGCTTGATATTGGTATTAAATATGGCCCTCTTTTAGCCAAGGGCGCCACGATGCTTGCGTCTATGTCTGAGCCGCGCATGAAAACAGGCGTCCGTTCTAGCTATGCTGAAGGCGGCGAATCAAACTTTATCGATAATTTGATCAATGCGCTTTCCGGCCACGGCTATATAACTGGAGAGACTTGGGAACGCCCAGAGCGCCCACAGCGCGAAGTCGCCACAAGAGAGCCTATGGAGCTTCATCCTGCCGCTCGATCAAAAGGCGTTGTTCCAAGTATCAGCCCAGAGCAATATCGTTATGAAAGGCGCATGGCTGAACGCAACATGGCTCCAAGACTGACTGAGGAGCAATATCAGCAAGAGTTGGAAATGGGGCGCAACAATATGCGCATTGAAAGGCCAATGATTGCTGGCGCAACTGGTATCGTGCCGTCAAATAGATTTACGCCAGATCTAGATCGTGAATTGGCTATGGGCCGCCATAATATGCAGTATCCAACGCTCTCTGAAGAGCTTGCGATGGGTCGCCGCAATCTTGAATATCCGACGCTTGCTGAAGAGTTTGAAATGGGGCGCCGCAATTTAGCGCCTTCGCTTACTGAAGAAGAAGCCGATAGAGAACTTGCGATGGGCCGTCAGAACATGATGTCTCATGGCGGTCGAACGGGATATGCGACGGTAGGCGGCGTAAGGCCATCAAATGAAGATGATATCTTTGAAAAAGGAATCATTGGAGCCGAATCGCGCGGCCGTCAGTTTGACAGAGAAGGGCGCCCATTAACGTCTTCAGCTGGCGCTATTGGTATTGCGCAAGTTATGCCCGGCACGGCGCCAGAAGCTGCAAAGCTTGCTGGCTTAGAATATGATCCTGTCCGTTACCGCACTGACCCAGAATATAACAAAGCTTTAGGCAAAGCTTATTTCAATAAGCAGCTAGAGACTTTTGGATCAGAAGATAAAGCGGCGGCCGCATATAACGCCGGCCCTGGCGCATTGCAGAAAGCTCTTGCTCGCGCAGAGCGCGAAGGCGGCGATTATCTATCTTATCTCCCTGCGGAAACGCGCGCATATGTGCCAAAGGTTATGGGACTTGCTGGCGCGCGTGGTGAAGGCGAAGGCGTTTCAAGGATTACGCCAGAATCAGTGGCTCGCGCTAAATCTGGATTAAGTCTAGACCGTATGGCTGGCAACTTTACGCCAGAGCAACGCCGCATGATGGCGCTTGACGAATCTTCTCGTAAAGAAGGTATTGGGGCGGCAAAAGAAGGCGATTTAGGCGATTATCTTACAAGCGAAGAGTTCTTGATTCCTGCGCTTACAGGTCTTGGCACAGCTGCAACAACGATGCTTGGAGCGCCTACCACTAGCGTAGGGTCTGCTATTGGCATGGGTCTTGGCGCAGGAACTGTTGCTGGCGCACAGCAAGTATTGGCTACTAAAGCCAAGCAGGCTGAGATTGAGAAAGCCAAGCAAGAAGCTGGTAAAATAGGTCAGGAAGCCAAAAAGATTGGCGGGATTGATACTGAAAGAGTTCAAGCTGAAATTGATCAAATTCGCGCTGGACTTTATCAGACTGTCGTTGTTCCTGGCGAAGGCGTTCTTCTCTTCGATAAGAACAATCCTTATGCCGGTTATACAAAAATTATGGAAGCTGATGGAACGCCTGTCCCAGGCAAAGAGCATCTTGCAGAAGCTGCTAAACAATCTGGCGCTCCAACAACTTCTCCTACATCGGCTCCTTTACAATCTTGGGAAACGCCAACAGTTACAAATATACCCGCTAATTATAGGCCAGCGGGACAGGCTCCATTAGCACTTGATCCTGTTGCCGCTGAAGAGGCAAAAACACGAGGATATCAAGAAGCTGAAAAAGCGAGAGCTCTTGGATCAGACGCGTCACGCCAAATGATGCGTATTACAGAGATGGAAGAGGCTGTTAAAAATCTAGAATCTCCAAAGGGCGGCTGGCTTACAAAGCAAGGTCCGTGGGCTGAAAGCAGATTAAATATAGCTAAAAATATTAACTTTTTAACATCGGCTATAACAGGCAAAGAGGCGCTTCCAGCTGATGAAATAGCGTCAATGGAAGTTCTTAACAAAGATGCATTCAGACTTGGCTCTTCTGCAATTTCAGCTTTGTCAGGGCATCCTGCTGCATCAATAGTGCAGCAATCCGTTGTGGCGACTCCAAGCCTAGCAAATACAAGAATGGGCTATCAAAGGCTTCTTTCGGGTCTGAAAATGGCCGCTCAATATGAAAGAGATCGCGGCGCGTTTTTTAGTAATTACTACAATAAATTCCATAATACGCAGCAAGCCCAAGAACTATTTGATGAGTTAAACCCTCCTCAAAAATACGCTCAAAAGGCAATTGCTGCTGTAGTTCTTCCGGCGCATCTTGAAG